TATGTCCGAAACATGGACGCCGCTGGTTATTTCGGCCAGCTTTGCACCCAACCCCGTATCAGTCGGGCTACCCACCGTCCTGTCTGTCGTAGTCATCGACGCCCAGGGCGGAGAGCGGGAGGACCTCTGGCACAGTGGCGAACTCCAGGCGGGGGAGGTGTAGTGCGTGGCGATTACCCAGGTGCGGGCGCAGTTCAATGGTCAGTGGTACACGCTGACCTACAACGAAGACGCCAGAGCCTATCAGACGACTATCACGCCGGACACATTCTCCGGCGGTCAGCCGGACGGGTATTACGACGTAACGGTAGAGGCTACCAACGACAGCGGCGTGGTGGTGACTACAGACGGGGACAATCTGCCGGGCCTCCGGTTGGTGGTGCGGGAGACCATCCCGCCCATCCTGACCCTGGTATCCCCGGAGGCGGGCTATGTGACCACCAACACGCCTGCGGTGACGTGGACCGCCCAGGACAACGATGGCGGCTCCGGTATCGACCCGGACAGCGCCATAGTGAAGCTGGACGGGAAGGCAGTTCCGGCGGAGCAGGTGTCCGTCACGGCGGGCGCAGGCGGGACGTATACCATCACTTATACGCCAGGGGCTGCTCTGGCGGAAGGGCCGCACACCGTCCAGGCGGGCATCAGCGACAACGATGGGAACACAGCTACGATGGAGGCAAACTACATTGTAGATACCGTACCGCCAGCGCTGTCCGCGTTGCTGTCCTTCGAGGAGGTAGTGGTGGATCCCTATACGGTTACCATCACGGGGCAAACCAACGATGCCACCGCTCCTCCGGTGACCATGACCGTGATGGACAACGGGGCGGTGGCGGGACACCCGACCGTTGGGCCGGATGGACGATTTTCCTTCCTCCTGAATCTTGAGGTTGGGGAGAACAACGTCACGGTCGTTGCCAAGGACGGGGCGGGGCTGACTACCACGGCCAGCTATTACATCATCCGCATGGTTACCGACCGGACACAGGCCGATGTGGACGCCCTGAACGACCGTGGGACATACAACGCCTCTGATCTCAACCGGGTCAATACAGCCATGGCCTATCTGGACCGGTGGCTTTCGGAGGCTGGATACATCACCGGATATGCCAACCAGGATATTGCCTGGGCTATGGATGACATTCCGCTACAGGCACAGATGGCGGACTACCTGTCCAACGTGGGGGCGATCGGTGGCACGTTCCCCCTTGCCAACGCCCCAGCAATCCCGGCCTCGATGGAGTTCCTGACCCATGAAGGGGCCAATCACATTGAGCGGGTTTTGGTGCTGACGGACCAGATCCGCGCTCGTTTGAAGCGGTCGCCATTTGTGAGCGGCGAAATATTTTGTGGTGAGGTGTAACAATGCAAGATGGAATTATTGCTGGAAACGGAAGTAGCCGGTATTTGAAAACGGTGGCGGCAGCGCTTTCCCTGTATCCTAGCTATGAGGATTTTATCACGGCGCTGATCGCCGGGACATTTCCCATTGACCTGAACGGGATCAATGAGGCAGGGTGGTCGCGGCAGGGGACACCCCTGAACAAAGGAACCCTGTTAAGCGACACCACAGAAACCAAGATATGGGGTTCAGCCGGGAACCATACAGTTGACCAGGCGCTCGGTCAGATACTTGGCTCAATCGGATATAGCCTGGTAAAGGAATACACATCGCCGGGGAGCTTTACCCATACGTTCGACCGCAAATATACAGATATTTTTGTGATTGTGGTTGGTGGCGGCGGTGGTGGTGGGTCGGTCTGCCAAAGTGGTGTCAGTTCTAACAATAGTGGCGGCGGTGGCGGTGCTGGTGGATTTGTGGCATGCTTTCACGTTCTGGACAGCACTAAAATCAAAAACAGAAATATTGTTGTTGGAGCAGGAGGGGTCGGTGCGCCTGCGCAATCCGAGAGGGGAGCTACTGGTAATGGAGGAACCGGATCAAGCAGCAGTGCTTTCGGGGTTACAGTACCTGGTGGGAAAGGTGGTCAAGGTGCTACTGGCGGTTTCGATAAAGCACCCAATGCGGTAGGCGTCTATTCCATTTTGGCCGGCGGCAATGGGGCAAATGGATAC